CTATACTTTAATGCACACCAGAATTTCAATGTTTGTATCTTCAAAAAACCTATTAATAATCTCTCTGTTTTTTGCCCAGCTGAGTCTATCTAATCCTGCACCAATTTGCGGCATTGCAATCTTTAAGATGCCTCCCTGAAGCGCAACTTTCTTCATGCTATTTAAAGTCAATTCAAGCGAATCATAGGTAGGCTTTCCGTAAAAAAACTTTTTAGTTATGAGATTTAAAACTCTTCCAACTTGAATACAAGAACCAACTGGATATGGCTGTTTCTTTGCATTTTCGGTCATATGTCCGAGTTTGAATCTCTTTTTAAAATCAACAGCAATTCCTGCTCCCATCTTCGCATCAGAAGAAATACAGTGAGCGAGATAATAGGAAGGATCAGCTGAAAAAAGGTCTTTTATAATTTCAGTATACATCATTTCACATGTCATCCTTTTCTATGGGATATCTTTAATTTTCCGAACATAGAAAAAAGCACCCCTTCACGTTTTATTCGTTTTTCAACGAGATAAGCGCGCTTATGAGGTGCTAATTCCTCCTGTTAATCAATTAAGACCTCACAGGATTAAGTATTTCTCGTAATACCGTTCAATAAAAACTTATTGAGGCATTATGTACTTCGTGAAAGCTCAAGGCTTTCGAGGTATGCCGAGGACGGGAATCGAACCCGTACGGTGGTCACCCACCGCAGGATTTTAAGACATGGTTTTGACCACTTATCAATAGAAGTAAATATGTGAAAACCCTTGATACATAAGGGTTTTTCCTCTTATCCAGTTACACATCCGAGCGAGTTACAGGACAAAAAAGCAACTTCCGCCCCCAATCCGTCCCCAAATAAATGGGCCGCAAGGATGCTTTCCCATGCAGCTCTTCTGCATATTAACCTGTTGTGTAAACTTTGACAGCACCTTTCGTTAAGAACGCACGTTCTCGCATATTAAGGGACACTACGATAAAGGTCGGTGCTCAAATGTCAACTGGACGATCTATACACTGGGAAATTCGATGAAGGATAATTACCAATTCCGTCGAACTATTCTTTATACAGGGAGGGCAAAATGAATGCGGATTGATGATTTTTTTGACTGCGTAGTTGTATTGGAGCTCGATACAATGGTTACACATGAGGGCTACCTTGAGGACGCTGAAGGGACTCATGTCAAGATTTCAAACGGTTCAGAGGTATGGGTTATACCGAGGGAAGAGATCGTTAAGATAACACCTGTTTTCCCAAAGCGATTCAAACGTGAATAAAGAAAACGAAGCCGCTTTGCGAACCTTGAACTCGCAGGCGGCTTTTCTGTAGTGCATACCATTAATTTTAATTGTGTTTTGATCAATCTGCTCATTTCAATATTACTCAAGAACGAGCAAGTGCTGTAATGTCTTTCTTTTTTACTGATAGATCTATAGGATGAAGAAATATTTTAAATAACCACCAACAAAGCTATCATAGGGATATTTGGGTTAAACATAACTTGCTGTCACATTAATTGCGTTGAGATCGTTTTGTATATATTAAAAGTGTTGAGATGAATGAGGCTTGAAGGGAAATAACAATTAGTAAAGAGAAAATCATTGTCATATCGTTATCTCCCTGACCGCTCAACAATAAAGAAAAAACCGAAAATAAAATTACGCTAATTATCAAATTAAGTATATATACTCCTAATTTCCTCAAACAACCAGCTCCTCCGAATTTTATGAATAAAAGGCAGACTTTTATTATATCATAAAAGTCTGCCTCTATTTAAGGAACGTATTGTCCTATTTAAATTACCAAGTTAATTCAATACCATAATCTAAATGCTCATTGGAATTTCCTGGAGTCACTGCAAATCCTACTGGATAAACACTAAACGTCGGGGTTAGTAAAAAAACTGAATGTGCGTATCTAAACTTCACATTCGAATAACCAGATTTAGTATTCGGTACATAAGCAAACTGTTGCATCCATCCTTTGTGGTCACTTCTGGCGGCTTTCAAATCAACATGTTGACCAACTCCAGTACCGTTTTCCCAATCTGCCGGGGATGTACTGGTAACAGTATCCCACTGCTGATATGTTGGATTATATGCATTAACTGATGATTTGAATTGTTGCACCGTTCCAGAAACAGGGTCCATAGGTAATACGAACAAATTCGTTACTGGCCATCCAATACTCATCGAGTCTTTCCATTTTTGTAATGGATCAATGTTCCAATCAAATTCTAATATAAAGTTAATTTTTTTATATCCTGGCCTGTCTGATGCTGTAGAATAGGCATATCCAACTAGTGACATGTCTTTTTGCGTCAAAGTTCCTCCTCTTAGGTTATTCCCTTCTGATTGTAAGTCATAGGATTCTTCTATTCCACCGCCTAATAATACTGCATCTTCTTCAAGTAGTTGTTCAAGAATTTCTGCTGGAAGTCTATCAACTGAAACCTCTAACATTCCAAGTTTATCGATTAATGTTTGTTTTTCTGAATCTGATATTATTCCATCTTTTACAAAGGTATTATTTGATTCGATTGGTGTTACTTTCTCTTGAGCAAATGATAATGTCGGAACAATTATTGCAAGCGAAGCCACTACTGTAATACTTTTGAATATTTTTTTCAGTTTCAATACAAAAACCTCCATTTTTTAAAAAATATTTTTAATCATTTATACAATATCCCACTATTTGGGATGGATGTACATAGTGAAAATGTCCTGTATTAGCACTCATAATGTCGAAAAACATCGAAATAAATCATTCTATGATTTTGATAACCTTTAAATCCTCACTTATGTTTGCATTATGTTCTAATGACGATTGTACTTCGAACCTGTTCTACCACTAATTTTCAGTTTAATCAATGATATTCATTCTCTTTTTTGTAATTTCAAAGTATGACCGATCCAGTTCAAATTTCACAACATTTTTTTGTATAGGTATCCATCTACTTAATCTTATGAATAGCACGTAATGATACTGCAAGAATGCGCCAACCTTCCGTTGTGAACTTAGGATCATGGATGATACTGCCTAAGTCCCTATCTTTAAATTCCTTACCAAACCATGCAGGTGCTGGCACAAGCTGCTGCAACTGCTCAAGTTGCTTACCTTGCTCTTTAACTAATTTCGTCAAATCCTCAAACGCTTTTTTCTCGGTTGCCGTCATTGGTTGATCCTCCTCTTTAGTAGGCTGCAATTTCGTAGCCACTCTTGCTTTAAACCCCGTCCAGCCTGTCCATTTGCCCTCATCATACATCTTACGTGGGCAGATCTTACCGCTCCAGTCATAATGCCGGCGCAGGCGATCAACTCCCCAACCTCGAACCTTAAGCATGCTGGCGACAAGCTCAACGGCATTGTCCAGCGTCTTTGCGTAGTCGCCGCTCTCGCATATCTCAATGCCGATCGATGTGCAGTTACCGCTAGCTGATCCGCTGCCGTCACCAGCATGCCAAGCGTTCTCATTCAGTGGCAGGCACTCGATCGCGCCTAATTGATCCACTACGATATGAAAGGAAGCAGTACGGGTATTCGTCGAGTTAGTCAGCCAGGCTCTCTCGTTTTTTGCGCTGCTGCTTGGATTACCTGTGTTATGAATCGTAATTGTCGTAGCTGCCATAGACAAAGCAGGACGACGATTGTTCGCCGTCCCCTTTGGTATATGGTCTTTCACATAGCTAGTTGACATCCTTTGTCACCTCATCGGTCACAGGCGTTACCCCACCGCGCTGCGTCGCCCTCTGCACCTTTTTGTCCAACTCGCTGCCAACCCATTTAAGCAAAGCCTCCAGCACGTTAAGTGGCAGCCACTCGCCCCATCCTGCGCGTATAGAATTAGCGACCATAGACTGTATAACGTGGTATAGAAGTCCAGCTGTTAACGCACCAAACAGGATGCCTGGCAGTTTAAATACAAGGTCTAAGAGATGACCACCAGCAGGCAACAGCAGCATGAATAGTGTCCTAGCCACACCATCGATGCCATAGGAGCTGCCGTAGCTCATATCTTTTTTGGCGGCTCTTGTGCCGCTGATCCAGTCCATTAAAATAAAGAATAGTAGTGCAATCATCGACGTATACACCGCTTCACCTGCTCCGTATAAAAATTCAAAAGCCGGCACAACGATTGCACCGGCTGCTGTCCATATTGTTTGAACCTTTGACATTCTAAACGCCTCCTCAAAATAAATAGCCCCGCCGAAGCGGAGCCTAAAAATCTAAGTTTGAAATTTCTTTAAATTGCGTTTCACTTATCCAGCCTTTTACAACTACAGCCCTGCGAAGTGTTGATTCATCTACCTTTTGTGCATCCCATAACCGTTTTAGAGATTCAAACACCGCCGCCACCTCCTAATGCGTCTAATACCAGTGCATCAATGACAGTTTGCTGAAGAGCGAGTTGTTCTTCCAGTTGATCGATTCGCAATTGTTCTGCAGTTTTCAAAGGCAGCATACTTTCGAACTCAATTTCTTCTGGTGTCTTCGCGCGGGCTGTAACGTCAACCAACACGCCAGCAACGACATCAAGCGTATAGTACGGATACAGAGCTTTTACTTTGTCCCCCAATGCCGAATTGTCATCGATAAAGTGCGAGTTCGGGTACGTCTCAGCGCTCAACCATGCGCCTGTCTCATATCCTCCGTCTGCGTGTATGATCATTATTACGTCCTCCTTATCTATAGGCGATATACTCGTAGAGCTCTCCATTGATGTTTGCGTTCCCTGTCGAGCCTGTCATGCGCACTACAAACTTATTTGCCCCGACTGACAACGTAAGATTGTTGCTGTTATCATGACCGTTTTTGGTTGTAGATGCCCATAGCAGCACGTTTGAAGGTTGATAAAAGCCGTTACCGTTGTTTAATACTGAAACTAAGCGCGGCGTAAACGGTAACGTGATGTCACGAGTAGCTGCGGCGTTACCCGTATACGACCCCATTACGCACGGAACAGTCGTGTCTACATAGTTTTTTGTTGCTATGTCTTGTGCAACTGCCGGATCTGCCACCTGTGAACGGCTATTGGCATCGCGTTGCATGAGCCGACTAGCAGTGACGGTGCTCACCGCTCCGTGTATGCCTGTTGTGGCTGCGATATGCAAGCTGGTTGCCTCTAACGTTGTCGCTGGCGCTGTAAACCATGATGATTTACCCGTAATTGCTTTGATCATGTACGCAAGCTTGCTCCATAAACGAGTTGGTGTATCAGCTCCTGTGGCTGCAGCAATGGTATCGTCAATAGATCGCGTTCCGATTACAGTGTCCGTAGCGCTATTCGCACCACCCGCAGTCGCCGGGATGCCATCTAGTTTCGTTTTATCGGCTGCACTCTGAAAGCCTGCTTCAGTTGTGGTTGCTATACCATGAACAGTTCCGCGTGATCCAACATGAGCATTAAGGTCGTATCTGGTATTGGCAGCATACGCTTCGTCCAACAAGAGTTTCCAATCCTGTACACCGTTATGGGTTTTTATATCCGCAATGTCCTGTACATTTTTAGACACCGAGCTACCTAACGTGGATTGATAAATGATCGTCGTATTAATTATAGATGATGTGTAGAGGTAATTATCCAGTACTTGATACGTTACATTGTATTCAGCTGTAGGATCATAATACGCAGCACTGATAGACATAAACATCATGCCACTAAGAGCGATATCGCTCTCGGAAACGTAATTTCCGAAAACCCACCTAGTATCGATTACTCCGTTTTTGTAAACCGCACTAATTTCATTTACCCGATTTTTAAACTTAGTAGATGGCTGCGCCGACATATTACTATAATAAGAACCCGATGATAGGTATGGTGCAGCAATCTTTTCTCGTACAATAAAACCATCCAACAACTCGACCAGATTGCCTCCAGATTTCAGGGCGATTGCACCTTTGTCTCCGATAACCGTCTCTTCGAAGGATTGGGCAATCATGTAATCTAATGTTGCCCACGCTGTCCAGCCTGCAGCCTTATTTGCTGCGCAGTAAGCATCTGTATTAGTAGCAGGCGCTGCTCCCGTCAGAATCGATACCCAACTGGTATATGCCGTACCGCTGTTCGCTGTTGCTTTCCACCCGTTCATCACCGCTTTTATTGCATTAACAGACGGATTAACTGCATCAACCCAACCCGTATCTGCGTTGAATAGTGATAGATAGAAATCATTACCTGTTAGATGCTGCCACCAACTTATACTAATCAGATCACCGGCACTTGATGTGCCTCCTAGGCGAATAATTCTTTCGTCAAACATCTTGCAATACGGGACATTTGTAACCCCTCGAAGTCGGTCTCCAAAATATCCACCTGAATTGGCGAGTCCGATAGCCTTAAATCCCGTGCCCGAACTTGATGCTGTCCACGGGTAAGATCCGTCAAGTGATACTCCTGTTTTCCATTTTCTAGACACGACTCCTTTTGCACTATCGTACGTATCAACGATAGTCCGATCCAAATTACCCACGAGCATAGGGAAATTAGCATAATGAATATTTTGAGAATCTAATGTGCGTACAACGCCACCTTGCAAATGCTGCACGCTGTCGACGTATGGATACTTCTCCGCAAGCTTTGCACCTGTCCAATCCGGATCAACATCGATTTTTGCATAATCTGTGGCATTTATTTCATAAATTCGAGCACCATCAAACTGAACCCAGCCTGTAACACCTACATTATTAAAATTCATTATTTTAAAAGCACCATTAGTGGCTGCCGTTACTTGTTGCCACTTTCGATAAATTGTTTTGTTAGTAGTTGTAATGACATTACCTAAGTCTGCACTCCCATTATTTATCACTAGGTTTGCTTGAGATAACCTATCTGTAACAACATCAACTAAAGCAAGGTAATACTTGTTTGCATCAAACGGTAGGTTAGAAATGCGTATCTCTCTTATCGCGCTGGTATCACTACTGTTAGCAGTAATTTTTTGTGCCTTTGTACCGTATTTTACGTTTGTTGATTCTAAAGATGCTGTAGCCCCGCTGAGATATGCCTCAAAGCCATTAGCCACGCCATCGCTGTTAGTATCAACTTCAAAGTTTCCTATTTTCCCCAACAAGTTAACGAGCGACCTGCCTTGCACAATAATCTCTGCTGGTGATGCTCCCGATGTGTTAACTAAGTTGAGTCCCCGCTTAATCGTCACCGGTATGGATGCAGCCTCCATTTGAGCGGTTTTAAGCGCAACGATGTCTGCTTTAGCCGTTACAAGTTCTGGTATCGGATCTGCCCCATCCTCGTTATGAGTAGTGCCGTGGGCACCAGGTGCTGCTGATCCGGTTGCTGTTATCGTTGCAGTCCTTGTCCCAGGATTATTCGTAATCGTGATACCGACACCACCAGTCAATGTGAGGGTGTCAGACTTTCCGGTCGCGTCCATATTGTTTACTTTGGCAAAAGCGTTTTGGTTTACTTCGGCTCCAGTAGCTGTCCCTGCAAGCTTGCTTTTTTCAGTAGTCGTGTAATCTTCCGTTGTAAGCTGCTTGCCTGCCACTTTATCCACCTTATTGTTCCAAGCAGTTCTCTCCTCAGCCGTAAGGTGTCGTACACTGTCATCTACGTGTGTCTTAGTAGCAGCCAGCGTAATATCAGGCGTATCAAATGGGTTTGCCTTGCCGGTAACTGCCTTGAAATATTTGGTGATCCAACTCCAAATTTGAGTTACTGTGCCTGTCAGCCCATATGCTGTAGCTGTATTTGGATCAGCTGTTCGATTACCAATTACCGAATCTGTTGCCGATCCAGCTCCACCAGCTCCAACCGTAATTCCTGCAAGCTTATCCTTCTCGGCTTGTGTGGTGTGGATCGAAGCATTCCCAGTATGCGTGATTAAGTTACTCTGAACGGTATTGGCCTTCGAGGTGGCATCAGCTGCCGCTGTTGAAATAGCAGCATCCACCGTATCCTTACGGGCAATGTCGTCCGATGCTGCCGGCGCAGCAACCTTTGATCGTCCGTTCACGTCACGTTGCATCATGCGGCCAGCCGTTGCTGCCGATGTAGATCCGTGGGCAGTGTTTGCGGCAGTATGTGCGTCTATGTCACCTTCTACACCGTCAAAGCCTTCATTTATCTCAGTATAGGTATCGCTTATACGCTGATTGCCCTGCAGGTTCGTGAAGCGGTTAGCCATGCTGTTCATCTCCCTTCAGTTGCTTCAGACGAGTTTCACAAGCCTCCTGCACGCCAAGCAGGATTGCCTCCTCCTGCCCCTGGTGATAAGGCACTATAGCTTGAATAATCGCACAAATCTCGGGTACGGGCTTTAAGGGATCGATCGTAATGTTTAGTACGTGCTGTACTTGTGCCATAACTGCCTCCTTCAAAATAAAAGAGCCGTCCGTATGGACGACCCTTGTGTTTATTGTAGTGTTGCTAATTCAGCGTCTATTATTGCTACTTGCGCTTTCAAATCTGCTAATTCTTTTTGCTTATCTGCGAGAGATTGCTTGTATATTGTAAGCTGGGCAACTCTTTCTGTTTGTATAACTTCATTGGTGCTTGGTGTTTCTAATAGTTTTTCGAGCCTGCTCAACATACTATCTTCACTCAATAAATAATCTATTGATGTTTGTGTATCGACTATCTTTTTATCAATAAATGCCTTTTCCGATTTAAGAGATCTTAATTTTTCAACCAGTGCATCGTTTGATAGTCCATTTTCGATATTTATCACACCTTTTGTATAGGAAGTCGAAGCGCCCAACGCCTCCGCAATATCGCGAACCGGCGCATAGCTTTTGCCCTCGCTTATTACAGCGTTGCTTAGTTGTTTCCCGTTAAGTACAACTTTTGCTTCACCATCGATTTTTTTACCGATTTTAGATATCCCATCTGCAAGTGCTTGTCCCGAAGCCATTAGTAGCGCCCCTGCTAAAAATGCGATGACAACCTTTTTCATAATTCGACCTCATTTCCCAATTTTTGAGTCTAGTATACCACTCAACTTTGGGCATGGCTATGATTGTCTGCAACAGACCAAATAACGCTTCCTGTAACTACTCCAGATGCATTTACAACTGCTAGCCTAGTTCCGTTTGGTATGCCGTGATTATGTCCACCTGATAGGCTTGTTGAAACACCTGAATTTGCTTTTCCATTCAGCTCTTGTTGGAGGTTTTTCCCAGAATCAAGGTTACGTATATTCGTCCAGTTGGACCACATTGTATTTCCAGGCATGAGCAAGCCATTAGGCATAAATAATTCAAATTCAGAAGAAGAATACAGCCCCTTTGTGCTCGTAAGACCAGCACCGAATCCAAGAACTATTTCATCAGATCCTTGTTTTATATTAATTCCAGGAGCATCGTTAAAATCTCCGATTGGTACTAAGGCTAAATAGTTGTTTACATCTTTATAAACAGCAAAAAAATTTCCTGTTGAAGACATCTCAGACCGTGGATACTGTCCAGCAGCTTTTGTCTGAATCAAAGCGCCTGTAACTGTACCACCAACAAATGAAGAAGCGGATATAACACCACTGAAGCTGCCGCTCGCCGCCACAAGCTGACCAGTAAACGTACCAGAAGCAGCTTGCAATGATCCTGCGAAAGTACCGCTTGCTGCTTGAAGCTCCCCCTTGAATGTACCAGTAGCAGCTTGGAGCGATCCGCTGAACACGCCATCAACGCCTTCCAACGTCCCTGTAAACTTCAAACGGTTAGCCACAGCATCATAATGAAGCGAGCTGCTGCCGTTTACCTGCCAATCCATGATATCAGAGTTAAGTGTCAGCTTACTCTTGCCATCCTCGCGCTGTACAACAATGCCCTCGTTCCGGCTGTGTGTAACGCCGTAATAGGCTTTGTCATATTTAACTGCATCTTTGTTAATGCGATCGATCTGCTGTGTCAGCGGACCTTTAACGACAAACTCGCTTTGCTGCTCAGACTTCGATGGGCTCTCGATTCGCATCTTAAGTCCGCCTCTATACGAAAACACCTGATGCATAATAATGGTCTGGTATTTGCCTACCCCATCCCATGGCAAATGCGTATCCTGCCAAGGTGTCTGCGTATCCAGCCATGTACCACCCTCATAGCGCTCAATGCCGAGCCTGTCACCTGGCTCCAATTGCGGATAGCCACGAGCGTCCATATCAACAGGCATGTAGCTAAAACCATTAAGTCTAGCATGTAGCGCATTTGTCATGGCCTGCGTCATAAAGGGATTCGTTACATAAAGCGTATGATTCTCGTCGCCGCTTCCTGCTTCATAAGTCAGCTTATCTTCCTCGTCATAGGTCACCACAAATCGTGTATACGTCTTAATCGGATTGAGTTGCTTAATCCTTACGTAGTCAGCTCCAGTCATAGACCAAACGGGGTTATCAGCAGCCGCGAATCGACGGAATTTGATCGTGCCGTCCTTACCAACAAACACGCATGCGCTATTAGCCGAGGCAATATAGCCAAGTACCTGCCGCATACTGAAGCCAGCTGGACCCGATTGTATTTGGTAGGTCGGATTGATCTGTACGCTGCTGTCGTAAGTGTAGCCCAACATACCGCATATTTCATTCCACACTGCCTGCTGAGTTGTCGGGTAACTCAATGTGCTAATGTATGACGTGTCAGCCCAAACAAGCTTGTCATAGCAGGTAAATACCCACACATCATTTACTTGCTTTCGGCTATCGACATAAAACTCACCAAGCGGCATCCCCGATTGATCACCAAGCCAAGTTACATTCATTCCATTCCACGGATAGGTCGCTTGATCCCAAGTTAATGAGGATAGCGACTGTGAAAGGTAAAGTCTAATACGTGTATTGCCAGGAATAACGTCTTGCGTGCGCAAGGTGATCGTCAGCATCCCCAGCACCGTTGTACCGAGTTGGAAGTCTTCACCGGCTCTTATACTATTCTCAATGTGAAAATCTACGATTTGAGCACTCGAATAGGTCACGCCGTCAATGTCCGCATAAATTTGCAAGTCCCGATCCCTACGCCGCAACTGGTCTAAAAACACCTCAGATATTGGATACATGGCTATTGCTCCGTCAGGGTTATTTTAAGCCCCGACCACAAAACTTGATTACCGTTACCCACAGCGAATGGCGCTGGTCGATTACCAGCATAGAACGTTTTCGTAGTATACGTACCAATCTGCGGATCGGGATAGTAAAATTCAAAAAACACATTGGTCATCGACTTCAGCAGCGCAGAGATTTGCGCCCAGGTTAGTACGCCCCACTCCATATCAATCTGACGCTTAACAGCGATACGGTCCCGGTTTAAGCTACCGTCTGCTGTACGAGTGGTTGAGTCGCCATCATCTAAGTCCATCGTCGTTACCGTAAACTTTGAAGGAAACGCCGCAATGGGCGCTCCGTTAACTTTAAGCTCCACGCTTAGCCCTCCTTATATCTGTAATAAGCCACCGCCTGCTTGTTGGTTAGCAATATTAATAGCCCGCGCCGCTGTGCGACCAAGCTCTGCTTCCCCCACCTGCAACACCGCAGGTCTAGCATTACTATCTTTCAAAGCACGTAGAATCTGCTCCAGCACCGCCACTACTGGCTGCTGATTGCCGCCGAGCATATCCTGCAGCTTAGACAACGGGCTGACAACTTCCGGATCGACAGAGGCTCCTTTGTTATCACCGACCATTGCCAACGTGGGACCATAGGCAAGACCGCCTTTAGCGAGCTTCGGGATTCTCGGTATGTTGAAGCCCAAATTGGTGATTCCATCCGGCATGCCTGGTATCTTACCAACCCATGAAGGGATGTCGATTTTCACAGTGTTGATGGCTCCCGTCATTCCATTGATTAAATCAATAATGAGGTTAACCGCACCTCGGAATACACCAACGAATGCATCTGTCCACCCACCCATAAAATCTTGCAGACCATTCCAGGCTTTCTTCCAGTTGCCTGTAAACACACCTGCTATAAAATCGATAACGCCGCCAAAGGTTCTTAACATACCCTTCATCACATCCGCTATAACGCCAATCGCCGTGCCTACAACTCCTGCGATAAAATCAAACACCACTTTAAATGTGGGCTTGAGCTCGTCTAGTAAAAAGCCGAGTATTGGCCAGATAAATTTATTCCATATCTCCGTTACGGCATTAACAAGCTTGAAAATAAACTTACCAATTTCCTCTACCAATCCTTTAAGATGCTTCTCCCAAACATCAGATAGCATTTCTAAGAATGGCACGATGATAGGTTTAAGGACGTCGTCCCAGAGTTTCCAGAACAGATCCCGTATCGTACCCATTGTTTCCCTGATATTTTTTATCGTAGTTTCGCCCTGTTCCTTCCAAAGCGCTTTAACGATTCCTAAGGCATCCATTACAACCTTCTTTATCAACTCAAAAACAGGCTTTAGTACCGTCTCGTAGACATCATTTATGAATTTAACGGATTTTTCAAATCCTAAAGCCGCTTCTTCGAACGATGCGGTCAATACGTCCGCGAAGATCGGTACAAATGTCTTTTGAATCTCAGAAGAAATTGGAATGGCAAACTCATTGATCATGTAATCAGCAACAGGCTTGAGCGTGTTATCCATTAAGCTCTGCAATGCACCAGCAATTGTTGGCAGGATACCTGTAAAGCTCTCTTTGACACGCTCCAATGCCGGAAGCCAAGTGCTATCCCAAAGTGCAACGGATGTGTTGACTGAATTGCGCATCGACTTTGCGAATAGCTCCATGGCTGATACACCAATATTTGCAAACACAGGTGCAAAGTTTTGAGCCATGCTCGTTACAATAGTTGGCACAAAGTCGAATACTAAATATTCGCTAGCCGGCATAATAAAATCAGTCGTTAACCGTTTTACGGATTGCCCCACATCCATAAAGGCAGCTTTTAGCGGCTCCTTCATGTCAACGATCGGCTGCATGGCTTTACCAAGTCCGGAATACGTTTCTTTTAACCGACGGCCAAAGTCCTGCGCAATTGACCACATCTCTTGCCAAGTGGCCTTAGTGACTCTAAGCATGTCCGTCAGCTTGGCTTTAAAACCATCAATGGATATATCAGGTTCTGGCATATCAAACGAGCCTAAGTCTACTCCAGCTCCAACTCCTGCACCTAAATTGGCGAGAGCTGCATTATCTGCAGCATCATCCAGCGCCTTAGCAGCACCTTGCGAAATTGTGTTGAGCTGATCAAATCCACCCAAAGAACCCTTTACCTTTTTGCCTGCTTTTTTAACCTTGTCGGCGGCGCTCGTTGATGCGTCTCCCATATCAGCCACGGAGCCACTTGCTTGCTCCGCTGCGCTTGCTGCCGATGCCGCAGAAGCGCCTACTGCATCACCAAAAACAATCTCCGTAAAGGCTTTAAAATAGGCCGCGGCTATCTGTAGCTTGGCTATGAGCCAGTTCAAGCCCTTTACGATCGGCGTCAGAATATTGATAAAGCCAATACCCATCGTGCCTTGGAAGATTTTCCATTGCTCGGTCATAATACGGATTTGGTTGGCCCAGCTATCTCCGTTACGTGCGAAATCTCCCTGTGCATCACCAGTAACAGATAACAAGTAGTTGTACCGTAATAGTGTCTGCTCGGCTTGTGACATCTTCTCGTAACTCTTTTGGATGCCTTGAGATAAAGCGTAGGCCTCCATATTAGCCACACTCATATTGACGCCCAGCGCTTTAAGGGGTTCCGTCTCTCCAGTCATCCCGGCAAAGACTTTATAGTAGGCTTCGTCTGTTGATAGGTTGTAAAATGACGCCATGTCTGCTGACAACTCGGTCAGGTTCTTGGACATGTCTTTCATTTGCTCTCCTGCCAAGCCCGATGACTTGAGCATGGCACCCATTGTAGATGCATACTTTTTCGCAGACAACTCAGACAAGCCAAAACTATTGATCATATCTTTTGACCAGGCATCGACCTCTTGCTTCATGCTACCAAACGTTACGTTTACAACGTTCTGTACTTCCTGCAGGTCAGACGCTAGTTTTATAGCTTGGTCACCAAATTGAATAAGACCATTAACCGCAAAAGCAGCAGCAACAATGCCACCTATTCCTTTAAAAGCCTTAGCCAATTGGTTTGAAGCTTGCCCAGCTAATCCGGAGAGTTGGCGGTTAAACTCGCCCAGGTTCAATCCTAAATCTAAATCGATACTGCCTGCACTTCCTGCTGCCATCTAACCCCCACCTCCAAATAGCCGGGCCATCTCGGCTTCCATCTTCTTCATGCTGTCTAGTAGCTCTTCATGGTCAACTAATTTCCTCTCAGCGCTTCGCTTGCGCCAGTCGCTATAAATGCGCCGCTGATCTGCACTCCAGCCCTTACGTACTTTGGCATCGTTTTCCGCTCTGATAGCTATTATGCTGCCTAGTGGTGTTTCAGGCATCAGACCGGACAGCAGCGCACAAAACTCGTCCCAAGACATATCTCCATGCTGCCGGATCCGGATGCTGTACTGTGCCGCTATGCTCGCCTCAATAAGTGGCCAATCATCATACAGGTCATACCAACTATTTGGTTGACTCTGCCCGTTGAAATCGCGCAGCAGCTTCCTCATAAGAGATTCCGGACTGAGCCGCAAGAATCCCCGTAGACAGTATTTTGACATTCTCCAAACTAAAGCTCATGACTCCGATTTCGTCGAACGCTTCAGCACCCAACGCACCTTTCAGCGCATCGAGCATTCCCTGTATGCCTTTATCAGCTGCCTCCTGAAAAGCGAGGACTGCCTGAATACCGTTGTCGATCGGGTACTTTTTCTTATCGATTTCAATAGCCGGCTGATCCTTGCTAAACTTGCCCGATAGATTAATAACCTTTGACATCTGTTATCCCCCTTATGGTGCAGCCGGCGTAAATGTTGGCTTGCCGTCGCTCAATAGTTCAAATTCCAATCCATCAATATTCGTGCTGTCGCCACCTGCTGGAGCTGTCAGATTGATTACGCATTCCATAACCAGCTTCGCGCCGCTCGGCATCGTCCACTCAAATTTCGTTTCGACCTCTTGCCCGGTACCGATCATCAAGCCTGCAATGTAATCATTGCCTGGATCACCATAATTACGCTTGCCGCTAAAACTGATCGTCATGCCCTTACCTGTTACGGCACGACGCGTCCAACCGCCTTGGTCCATCGGTGACCACTCTTCTGTATTGCCATCAATGCTAATAGTGAATGTTTCCAAATCCTTGACTGTCATCATCTCAGCCGCTGTTGATGCTCGACCAGCGGTTCCAATTTTAAAAAGGTTATTATGAACCGGGAAAACGCCTGTTTCAGCCATCTAAATCCCTACCTCTCGTAATAAATCGTGACCTCGATCACGTACTCGTAAATCCCTTCGTCGTCCGTGCCAACGTTCACCGGCTCCGGCGTACGCATATCGAATATGGCACGACGGCCATTAATCTCAGCCATCTGGCCAAACATTGCAGTGAAGACCTCATTGGCCTTAATCTCTGCAACGTCAGGATTCTTACCCCAGTGCACAAGAATAGATACACCCTTAATCGCATAACTCGTTTGCTCCAAACCACCAAGCGCGATAACTTGCTTACCACCGCCGTTAAGGTTGTACACGCCGATGCATTGCGGCTTTTTACCGTCCAGCTTGCCGATGTACCAGCTTGGGCAATCGACCTGCGTCTTAAGCCAGTCCTTAACCTGTGCAAGTGTCATCATCGTATCAAGCCCCCTGCAAATCGCTTCCAAAGGTCCCTAAATACCTTCTTAACGACATTGTCCTTCTTACCGTTCGCCCACTCTTCGAGCCATAGGCCCTGTGCGTTACGATTCTTGTCTCGCCTAAAGTTATATTCCGGATGAAAATAGAGCCGGCGAGCATACGGCGTATCGTAGATCAGCGTCACCTTGCCCTTTTTAGACTGTGAATCATCGATGATGGCACTACGCTCCAACTCGCCTGTTTGCTTCGGCACTACCTCAGCCGTCATGATGTCACCTAGGATGCTGTCCTTTGACGCGTCTAAGGTTTGTTCCAGCGCTTTTTCCGCTGCCTGAATTACCCTCATGACGGATTGTGGGTACATACGTCCTCTTGCCCTGACTTTTCCCATCAGCTCAGCTCCAGCTCGGTGGAGAAAATGCTGCCGTCAGGATTATGTGGGCGAGCTGAACGAAATATGGAACGCTGTGCCCCTCCAACAACGACATAGCCCTCAATCAGCTTGTCAGGGTTAATGTCACCCTGAATGATTACTTTGCCTGAGAGCGTCACTAGGCGACGTTCCTTATCCAGCGTCTGACGCATCTTCTCGTCGTAACAACAAAGCCCATCGAAGATTAACTCCTCGACAGGCCCTTGGTCCTCGCTTAATTCGGTATGATAGACTTTGATCGGTGTTACCAGAATCCATGTCGGGAACGGAAGCTTTCCACGCATCAGCATAGCCCCCTATTCGTCAGCCCTGTAGCTCGCAGCAGGCTTGTGACAGCCTCTGTTGTTTGTACACCACCAGCGCCCTCAACAGTCTTAAACGACAAAGATACGCTGCCGGCAGAGTAGCCAGCAAGTGGCATCGTCAGATAATCACCGTACTGATAACTAAAGCCAGCCTGCTGGCACACAGCCTTGATTACATTTGTCCGCTGAAATGCAGACAGCCCGACCATTCCGCGTCCAACGATGCGGTTATAGGTCAGGCTGTCTATTTGATCAGATGCTAGCTGCAGCTCACGCTCGAGCTCCTCTGCTGGTATCTGTCCATTACCATATTGCGCGTAATCATCTGCTGTTGCGTAGGCCATACGATCACCTACTTCTGCTCAGCAACAGCTATTTCTGCTGTGAGTGTATCGGAGTCCTTATCGGCTACACCTTCAATGCCGAGCTCAGTAGCTTTCTTACGGAGCGCCTTAAGCTGCTTCTCGACTTCTTTCTTAGCAGCTTCAGCAGCCTTGTCCACTTCTGCTTCGTCGTCTTCAATTGTATATCCTTGATTCTCAAACCATTCAATTAAATGAGGATCGTTCGTCAGACCAATTCCATTAATGAAATTAACACTGGCGGATAACCCATTGTATTGAACATTTGGCGCTATAATTTTAGCCATGAACGTTTCCCCCTTAAGAAACCTTAATTTTGCGCATTACACCAGCTGCCTTTGTAGCTTTCAAAGCGACAGCTGCAACCATCTCCACCTCACCTGTTTTAACAGCACCAGAAGTGGTGTAATCAGGCATCCATGTTTTCACTGGAGGATGACCAGCCATAGATACACCGTGAAAACCGTCCATGCCAAGTCGAGCAACATACAACGATGTCAATCCGGCATTGGCTCCAGATCCGACAGGGACAACAGGAGTATTCGTTCCAGCTTTAGCGCCAAGATCAACAAGCGGAACACCATTATACGACTCTACCTGTCCGCCGAAATCATCTCTTGTAATCGTATAAGCTCCACTTCGACGCGCACATGCTCTGATTTTTGCAATTAGCTTAAGATTCCCCATGATTGCTGAAGGCGTTCCGTCAATAGCCATTAGGAATTCATCCAGCTCATCTAGAAATACTTTGTAATTCGTATCAACAGCAGCAGAAGTGGAAAGGTCAATTGCAGTTGCTGGAACATACTCTGTGCTGGAGCCAGTAAGCGCCTTTTCTAAGCCATCAAACGAAAGTGCATCAACTGCACTGTCTCCATTAATGACGGTATCATTAAATAGTGCCTGCGCTGCCTTTACCTTTTGTTCAAGCTGCAGTTGTACTTCTGAAACGATTCCGCCCATACCCGCAATAATACGGTCAATTTGGAATGTTCCGCCGAATACTTTCAAATCCACGTTATACCTCTGCTTTATCACTTCCTGTGGCGTGTACTCTGCATTTACCGCCCGGAAAGCAGCTGTTGGCTGAGTGATCAAGCGAGTGTAACCATAAGTAAGTGTTGCGCCACCGCCTGTAGGAGATACCGCGTCATCAAAGGTAAGGTTCTGTAGCAGAAAGTTGTTTTTTTGAAACTCATCAATGACTCCCAAAGTGAGAGCATCTTGCACGTTTTTCTTTGCTTCTGTCAATGTTACTGGCATTTATATCAGCTCCTATTATTATTTTGCTTGAAAATGTGCCGTTAGGGCATCTTTAAGGGACGTTGTTGTAGCAGGAGGCGTTGGATTACCGCCGCCACCGACTTGAAAGCCTGGCTTTTGCTGTTGCTGTTGGTTCGGATCTTCAGTCTTAAACAGAAACGCCTTAGACTCTTGAAGCCCTTTGAGCTGCTCATCCAACCCGACGACCTTGTCACCATCAATGACCAGCTTGGAGCGGTCAAATAGTCCAGTAGCAAGCGCCTCGTCGTGCACCTTACCCGTCAAAGCGGATTTAATCGCATTGGTCAGCGTCAGTTCCTTCAGATCAGATTCATACTGCTCTTTAGCTGCTGTGTTCTCGCCTTGTAGCTTCGTGATCTGAGCCTTCAGCTCCTCGCTGGCTCCCGCCGTCTTGCTCAGCTCATCCAGTTGCTTGTCGCGCTCTTTCAGCGTATCCTCTGCTGTCTTCTTGGATGTATTCACTTCATCAAAACGCGCTTTAGGTACAAACCCCTTCAATTCGTCTCCTGAAGCGGCAGCAGCCTTCTCGGCCAAGTCCTCGGTCAATCCCAATGCTATAAACTGTTCCTTATTCATGTGTTCGTCCTCCATTCATCTTCGCTTGTTAACCCGGTCGCGTCCGGTGATGAGCTGTTCTTTAACGTCTACAGTAACCAAAAGACGGCAACAAAAAAGCACCCTCGCCTATGCGTGAGTGCTTCTACTTTTTCTCTTCTTCAGCCAGTTCATGTGGCTGTGTTATGGCAGCAATATATTTCTCCAAGAAGTCTGGGTCATCAGGATTAAGATTATCCAAATAACCATCATCAATGCCCCCAACTAGGCGCTCTTGCTGCTTTGAAGTCTTCGTCATACTTCCACCTCAATTCATTTACAATGTCCTGTAACAGTGCCTAATCTAAGATGGCGTCTATTGCCCACTGTATGCCTTTTTCTATGTCGATTTGAGGATACTTCTGCTGAAGCTCGCGCAAGAAATCAATGAACTCCTGACTCTGCAGGTTGTAGGAAACGTCCTCGAAGTAGCCACCCATTAACCAAATCTCATGAGTTGTGCAGTTCAGCAGCAAGTCTTTCGTTGTTCCAATGTCCTTACTCAGAACATCTACAATCGGTTCCCAGTACTCATCCAACGGCGGGGAAGCTCCATCTTGTGTCATCATTTCAATTATTTCTAGATTTTTTGTAATCAGTTCATTACCACTCAATCTGCTTCGCCTCCTAACCGCTGTGTTTCGTCTGGAAATATAGTTGTTACCTCACCCTTTTTCGCATCGTAGCAGACGCCGACCGTTACGCCTTTATACTCAGCGTACTTGAATACAGCAACTAGCTCACCATTTGCGCGTTTAGGCGTCATTTGAAATTTAGATGAATCAGTCAGATTGGCCACATACACAGCAGCATCATCGATATCCTTTGCGCTCCAGTCCTTAGGAAACCAAGCTTGCTTCGTACCGGTCTGCTTAATTGGCTGCTTGTGATCAGGCACGTTACCGATACGTACACCATTCGTATACTCTTTAACGATATTATACGGGATGCCATGCTGTTCCAACAACTGGATATTTTCTTCACCATGACCGCCTTTAGCGAACTTACCAACGGCCTGCTTCTTAGGATTCTTCGGATTCGTAAATTCCCCTTTAGACGCATGGGACAGGTGTTCGGGCTGAATTGTTATTCTCTTATTGCCGTTATTCAGCCCGTTATCTGGCTTTTTATCAATCGGTAGCTTGTTCTGCTCCCTACTACTATCACGCCGCAGATAATCATGTTCAGCTAAATGACCACGAAGCTTCTTCTGCCACTCCTTCACCTTAGCCCTAGCCGTTGCCTGATTCTCAGGATCGACGCTGCCAGCCTCGCGCCGTTTGTACTTCCGGATTTGACGCTCCATATACCGCTGCTTCTGCTCGGCCTTGTAGTTGCCTAGCGCGACTTCATCATCCACTGGCTCAGGCAACCGGCTCACCCCAGGGAAGAACGTCGCCATGTTGTGCCGGCAGTTGGGATGAAATAAGCCTGCAGCAATCGCCTTACTAAGCAACGGGTACTTTCCGTCTTTCTCGCTGCCCTTACTGTACACATCATCAATGTATACCTTACCTTGCCACGGCAGGCAAAGCGGTGAGCAATTATTATGAGCTGATATAACGACAGTACGCACGCCTATTTCGTCTCGCCTAGCCCCTTCACCGGCAAACACCGCACGTTGGGAAGCAGCACGCAGCGCCATCTCAGCATAACTGGCGATATTGACGCGGCGGCCATTTGAGTAGGTAATACTATCTATTCCTTTGTCGAGAAAGTCCTTTGTCGCCATATCAATTGCCTTGCCTAATGTCGCTGCACCGCTGTTCATGTAAACTTGAGCTTGGAAGATCGTCTGCCTATATACATCATCCATCTTCCGCAGAATAGCATGCTGTGTAGCTCTGAGCTCACCTTGTGAGGCTTTTACCAACGACCCTACACGGCGCTCATTGATCTTAAAAAAGTTGCTATCATCATCCATGCGCGGTATAGGACGTGTAATATCGTTGCGCCTACCGAATCCGAATCGATTCCACAGCCGCCCAGCGAAATCCCCTACCTTGCGGGCACCTCGCATAAAAGAACCGCGAATACTCCGATCAATAGCCTCGTAAGCTACCGGCATGTGCTCCTCTAAGATACCGCCGTTACGCTTCTGGTAAGCTTTGAGCGCTGATAATTTGCGGGCCTGCCATTGAGTCCACTTGAAGCCGTGTTTATCTTGTTCCGCTTCATGTCTGGGAAAATTACGCTTCATGCTCTTAATCAGATCAAGCTCCATTTCAGCCATTATCTGACGCATGTTGTATTTACTCATTCATCATCAACGTCCAGATCGTCTTCCTCATCATCAGGCGGTGGATCTTGATTGAGCGCTGGCTCCTTAGCTTCCAGCAGCCCTTGTTCAGCCTTCAGACGCTCGACTTCTGCAGCTTTGTCCTCTTCGCTCCATGTGTCGCCGTACATTTCCTCTATGGCGCGCTCCACGCTCATAACACCAAACGTACGCGCCTTACCTACTGTCTCTACAACAGCGTCAAACGATGGCGAAGCATACTCCCCAAATGTCACGGTAGCTTCATAATCGGCTGCTGTACGGTTCCGCATCGTGTCGTATACCTTTAACACAGTATCGACGAGCTGTGGTATGACTTCGTTCAGCACCTCAACAAGCTTGCCGCGAGTATACAGCGTAGCCTTCTCCTTCTCACGCTGAGCTTCGGCATTATCAAGCTTCTTCAAGTCGATACCAAGCGTGGAAGGACTGATTATGCCCTGCAAACACATATCCAGTGCCGATGCATAGGACTCGACAAACGCCTCATAGAGTATAGCCGGCTGCACCGTGATAACCTGACCCTTGTTGTCCTCTGCAAGCGACGAGCCCAACCTAACAAATTGATTGTCAAACGGGTTAGGCCGCAGCAGCTCGCCTGTCTCACTGGAGCGCGGTATCATGTCTTCTGGAATGTACTTTTGGACCCTTCCAGCGCGGATCGCGTCCACCCATTGGCTGATGACCTCGTCCAATGCGTCAAACTCGTCATTCTTGGAATCAAACAACGACTTACCGCGTCCTGTCCACTTAGGCGATTTGTAAAACTGCATCGGTAAGGCCATCATAAAGCCGCCGTCATACGTAACCTCTGGCTGAAGGTGTGTAGTCTCAGGTATCGTTGCCAATGCTACTTCTTTGCCGTAAGCATCCAGCAGCCTACTCCTTACATAGCCCTTGCCAAATGTTTCTTCCAGCCTATAGTCACGATCTTTATGTCTATAGTCAGTGTAGAAGAGTACCTCTTGGAGCCGTCCGCGCTGCCGCTTGTAATCTACTTGCTCACCGCTGTAATACTCAATGATCGGATATTGAGTCACCTCTGGATCCACGGTAATCTTAAACGCACCATCTCCAGCAACCAGCGTATCCGTGATGCTCTCGCCAAGCAGCTTATCAAAGCCGTTATCCTCAGCTATTGCCTGCCAGTTGTCAGCTACTTCCTGTGGCTTCAACTCGATTGCATCCAGATCCGCTATGATTATGTCGCTCAACGTACCGGCTATCATGGATGGCAGCCCGCTGTGAATCTTTCGGATGCGTAGCCCCTGTGATGCACTGGCCGCCCAGAAGCGTGCTTTGCTCACGTTGTCCGTGGCCGTCTGCATAGCGAATTGCTCCAGCTCGGACGGATCACCTCGGAACCAGAGCCGATTGCGTAGCACGTTGGTACCGTAGCTAAGCGGCTCCGTTATCGTAATGACTCGGTTCTCAGCAGCCGGCTGTATCTTCAGCATCTTCATGACCATGTTCTTCACCCCCGTCCATAAGCCCATCGCTTATCACTCCTCAATCTCAGGTTTCACTTTCGGCAAGATCGGAGGATGCCAGTTTCCAAGAACGAGAATGTGAATACGCTTCGTTTCTATAATCTGTTGAATTTCCTCGTCACTCAACTCCCAACAACTCTCTAAGCCTACGCCATCCTCATATTCGATTCGCGTTATCGGCAAATCTTGCACATCGCCTGAGCCCTTCATAACTCTGTTAGCGGTGTCTGTCTGTACTGGTTTCATGTCCTACACCTCCAATCTGCGCTTAAACGGCTGCACGGCGTATTCGCTACTGTCCAAACAGTCCACTGGATAGCTGCCGTCATCGGTTCGTACCCATTCACCAGCCATTCGCTCCTTCTCATCCCAAGTCGCATTCTCCAGCGCTTCAAGCCACGGCTTAAGGTGCGCCATGACTTTATAGCGGCCCTGGTTGATAAGGATGTTCGTCAACCGGATCCTATCCACGATGCCCTCTTTCTTGTAGGCAGGCACCACTTGTATATGAATGCCCCGGCGTCGCAGCTCATTTGCTAGCGCCTGTCGGAACAACTTGTCAGCACTCTCAGCAAAAATATGAGTACACGACAAAAAGGCCGGATACATCTCCGACCACTCGACTATCTTATTGACGATCTCCTGTGCATACCTGTCATGCGTGTATCCTGATTCCTTGCCTTGCTTGTGATAATAGCCATCCAGCAGCACAACATCCTTATATCGAGGCGTAATGCCTGTCAGCGTGGCCACCGTAGCGTCAGTGCCTCCGATATCGATACCAATGCTGAACTCGATAAAGCGGAAGTCTTTAATCTCCTGCCGTGTGACCACAACAGTCTTACTATAGCCTGTGTAGATTCGCCCTGTGGCAGCTGTTCGCTTGCCCAGAATGTCAGCCTTATACCACAGGCTATCCTTGTCATACGTAGCCAGCACAGACTTTAAGCGATCATTCGGAATGCTCAGATTGCCCAACACCGTAAAATGTCCGTAGTTGTATCCAAGATTCTCACCGCGCTCCAGCAATTCATCCTGGTAGTCCAGCACATCTCTGTAAAACCAATGTGACGGTGGCTTAGGGTTAAGATCGAAGAACAGCTGCCTAAAGCTACTAGCTAACGTACGGTCAAATACCTCCTGCACGAATGACTGATGGCACTCGTTAACCTCAGTGCCATATACCGTACCGTATGAGTTACCCTTGATCCGCGCCGCATCGTTCGCCTTACCGCCGCCGGCAATGATGATAATCTTCTCACCAGTCTTGGTCTGAATGTACAGCGCATCGCGGTTCTTGTACTCTCCTTCTCGGCAGCGCCCCTCAAATAGCCACTGTAGACCAAAGCCGTTAGAATCGATTACGTTCATCTTGGCTGCGCCCAGGCTGACACCGAATACCAAGTGAAGCTTATCTGGGTGGATCTCCAAGCACATGGCGTAGGCTATCAGGTTGATAATGTTCTTGCCAGCTCGCTTACCACCCTCAGCCACATTGAGCCATGAGTCCTTACTTCGTCGTATATAATCAGCCTGGTTAGCTGTTAAGGGTGCATAATCAATCATCGTCCAGCACCCTCTCAGGAGCTGGGTTATTGATCAGATCGGCCAATGCCGTTATCTGGGCGTTAGGATCAACGCCGTCTTTGTTCGGCACCTTAGATTTCAGTACATCGATACGAGCCTTCTGCTCCTCTGTAGCCAACTCAGTGCGTAACAGGTCATCGTACTGTCGGATAAGGCTTTGCAACGTGCTCATAGCCCTGCTCTGCGCTTGCAAGAAGGTTGCCTGCTTGTCCCAAGCGTGTTGAATCTCGTATTCAATGCCTGTATCGGTCAGCTTCTTATCGACCTTTGTTTGATCTTCCCGGTCCTTAACGTACATGATCTGCTGAGCCCGAATAATGGCCGTGTATTGAATCATGATGTTATCCCAAACGATATCAAGTGGGCTCTGCTGCTGAAGCTGCTCCATGATCTCCAGCGACTCAGCGGGCATATACTTCTGGAACAGGCCATGCGTTACAGCTGCCGAGTTCCGTTTTGCAAACTGATTCGGTGGATCAGGGTTGCCTGCCCCTTTTCGCTTGGAAGCATCAGCCCTAGCCTTCTTCCCGTTCGTTGCAACGTTGCGTTTCCGTTGCGTTGCATTGTTGCGTTGCCAGCCTTCCCGATTTTTACGACTGCGGATCGTGGCATCTTTGATCCCGTATTCATCGGCAATATCCTTGAAGCTGATGGTTGATGTTTCCCAAGATTGACGAATCTTTACCCAGTCCACTACACAATCACCACCTCCAGCTTTATGTTGTTCTAAAAAAGAAAGAGCCGCCTATTGGCGACTCACTTATATCGGATATTCAAGATGTACTTTCTTCAGAACTCTCCAAAGCAGCGCGATTAGATCCTCGCCTTCTTCACTCTGTATAACATCAGCGCCTTGCAGAATAATCATCCATTGACCATAGGCAGACCGAATTTCTGTTTGGCAGTGTTGCCGAATGATGTCCATCATTGCTGTTCCTGAAAAGAGCGGCAATGCCAATTCATAATAGTCTATTACTTCGCCACGTTCATTTCTAACTCTATGTTCTCTATCTACTTCATCGAACACTTCTTCAACGATGAGGTGAACTTGATTAGGCTCATCTTTCAAAAAGAAAAATTCACCTACTGATGCATCATGAAACTTAATGATTTCCTCCAAGGTATCCGGATCAGTAGCTAAAACTTCTGCAATAGATACCTTATCGCGCGGTGCTCGCATGTACACTCCCCCTCAACATCATATTTCGACAACGAGAGTGTATTTCCTTCTAACTAAAAACCGCCCATCAAAGGGCGGCTCTGCTCGTTTACATTTCTTTCGACACTATCATAATATCACGGCTTGACACCCTTGTATAGAACGTATGTGCGCCAATTTTGTGCCATTATCGTGCCAACATTTTATACTCCCGTTCTGCGTCAGCAACTCGTCTCCAGTAAGTCCGATTCGATATGCTAAGCAGATTACGAATCTCATCAACTCGGTGGCCTTCTACGTGAACCATTTTCAATACTTCTGCATAATCAGGCTTGTATGTTTCAAGCGCGGCCAGTACCGTATCAATTCGATTAATCTCATCCTGCAAGTCCTGCAGCTCAGTCAGTCGGTCAAGCACCGCATCGAGATCGTCTCGAATATCGTACCCTCTTGCTGCAATCACCTTGCTGATCTTAGTACGGAGCTCTTGCAACAGCTTGTCATCCTCTGCATCAGCTCCGTACTGCGGGATAACAGCCAACTGGCTCTTAACGCCTGCAGGATATTGGGACAGATACGCGTGTGCTATAGCCTCTAGCTGCTGTTCGCGCTTGCCCAGGTACATGTAGCTGGGCATAACTCTCAGCCTACGGTGTAGATCCTGTAGCTGATCGTCACCATTTAGCCGACTAACTGTCATACCCACGCCTATTGAGTAGTTTTCAAGGACACTAATCCTTGCCATCATCCGCTTATAATTGCTTAATTGTTCAATCGTCTCTTGTTCGGTCATCGCACCTGCTCCTCTCATGTTGTCTCTCAATACTTACCGATCACATACACCCTGCCGTCTCTATTCATTTGAACATCGTTTATACTCCTGATTACGGCCGATTAATCCATAACTCACTACTCTAACTCTGCGCATCCGCTCTAGATTGCTTTGTTTTCAAGTCAAAAATTCACCACTAGCCTCATACCCACATAATTTATAACAAACAATACGGAGGTGTCTTTTTCTTGGAAAATCAAAACCCGCGGAATCAGAAGATGAATTATTACCCTATCAATTGCTGGTGCTATCCTGCTCCTTTCAATCCCAATTTCCATCCTGTATTTACCAATAATCAAAAAACTATGCCGAGCCAATCTCACCAATCAGATAGTTTTCTCGGAGGCTTTAGGTGCTGTGAGTATCAAAGTCAATCTACTGGACATTTTGATCGTAGATGTGCTCGCTGGGACCAGTCCTGCCCCCCACCAAGTAATCCAGACTTTATTTTAACGAGTAGTGGAATCGTTCAAATTCCTGATTGTAATTATTGCAGATAATTTGACTGTTTTTTTGAAAGTCTCACTGTCTGAGACAGGATATGTTTATTTAACTTAATTAGGGACTTGTGTAGATGAACTACAGATGACCGGCAGTAAAACCTAATTCACGTTTTTGCTGCCTGCCACATTCCTATCTTCGTATACTCCCTCCAGCCACTCGACCAGCATCACCATTTGCTTAATGACAAGTCGGTTATCTTGATACTTCTTGCTGATCACTCCGCACGAATCAGCTACCCAAGCCCAAAACATCTCACTTCCTAATCCATGTTGAGCAGCTGTCTGGTTAACTTGAGCGATCCAAGCAACCACATCGTTATAAAATGCTTGATAGTCCATAGGCTACAATTCCTCGATTTTGACGTAGATACCTGGTTGATCGGCCCAAAACTTCTCTATAATCTCACTCGCAACGATTGCGTCATCTTTCCAGAATCCAAGATCTGTCATGATATCGAAGGGTAACTTGTTAAGGTTGTGAGTGTCTGGCTTCGTTATCTTCCACTCTCCGTCGTAATGCTTGCTGCCTTCCTTGATAGGGAACAGCCACTTCACGATGACCCGGAGAGCTCCGGTATATTTCTTCGCTGGAACATGCTGTCCAAGGTGCGCCGTCAGCTTCGCTCGAGCTGCCTTTAGGTCGGCCGGCTCGTAAAATACCGGCTTACCATCCATGACGGCAACCTGCTTCTCCTGATGCGTTGCTGTCGGCGGTTTCATCGCCATAAAAAATTCAGTCATCTTGCTGACCCTCGGCCATTTCCTCCCAATCGTCTATCAATCCACGAAGATAGCTAGCAGCCTGATCATCGGCAAACAACTCTTTCCGATCGATAACATATTTGACGATAAAGTTCCCGTTTAATTTTATTCCGAATTGGAGTTTACCGGCTTTATCAAAACAGCGCATAAATGAATTGCCGAACTCTATTGTTTCTGGCGTTTCATTCTCCCAATATTTTTTGGTCACTGTCATCATCCTCTTCTCTTTTTTCTTTTTTCGCGCAACCGCTAAGGCTGTAGGAGAAGGGGGCGCCGCGGAATCAGTAGCGGCGACCTTCTCTCTCCCTACCGGTTACCTTAGTAGATTAGTCATTAAGTCTAAACATACAATCGCGTGTATATATAGGAGATCCCCGCAACTTATCGCGGCATTGCGGCAATCATACTTTCGCAAGTTGCGGCGACCTTAAAATGATGATTGCCGCGAGAACTCGCAACATCCATAAAACATGATTGCCGCCGCAACTATTCATCCTCTTGTTCTTCTTTCTTGACAATGCGGAAGCCAATCGAACGATCAATTTCATAACCATATTTCTTGATCCAATCTCGTACGGTACGCTCGGCCACCTCTTTGCCAGTAGATCCATACCATGCGATGACATCAAGTACAGTAGGCGGCTCTCCAAAATTACAGTTACTTACAACGTCCTCAAATTCCTCGGCCTTACTCCTGCGTTCCTCTTTAGCCTTAGATGACCGCTTGTCCGTTGCCTTTTTCCATGCAGGAGCTGATGACTCACCCTCCGGCTCGATGTCCTTCAGGCTGCCGCTATCATCCACTTTATGGATCGGGTATTGAAACCACATATTGACCGGTGCAAACTTCGGATACTCTCGCAGTGTGCCTTCCACACGCCAAGCTGAACGGATACGTACGCTCTGCAGTGCTTGCTTGATCTCTTCCCATGCGTTCCCCATCTGATCAGGCATAGCACGCTTGGCATGGTCCTCAATCGCCTTAGCACTTAGTAGATCATCCTGAGAGACATGCTCCTTCAGGTAGGCTGGATTGTATTTTTCAAAGTACTGTTGATAGATTTTGCATACAGCCTTGTTTTCCTCTTGCTTCAATAAAGCTTCCGTTATGTCGAGCTCTACCAAATCGATCAGCGCGTCCGGATCGCGGGCGAACACGCCACTGCCGGATGCTCTATCCATCGACTTCTTGCCGCCTTGTGAACCCTTTGAATGATGATGGCAGTAAATTACACTAGCGCCGAGCTCCGTTGCTATCTTGTCAAACTGGTTAGTGAAGTGTGCCATCTGATCGGCGCTGTTCTCGTCGCCCGTCAGGACCTTATAGATCGGGTCAATGATAACAGCGATATAGCCTTTCTTGGCCGCTCTCCGAATCAACTTCGGTGCCAGCTTGTCCATCGGTACCGACTTCCCACGCAGGTTCCAGATATCAATTTTGCTTATGTTATGTCCTGACATGCCGAGCGCTTGGTACACATCCTTGAAGCGGTGCAAGCAGCTGGCTCTGTCGAGCTCAAGGTTAACGTATAATACTTTGCCTTGCGTGCATTGCCATCCAAGCCACTTGTCACCCTCTGCTATGGCAATACTCAGCTCAATTAATGTGAAGCTCTTGCCTGCCTTAGACGGTCCAGCCATAAGCATCTTATGACCTTGTCGCAACACGCCATGGATCAAAGGTGGAGCCAGCACCGGCATGTTATCCCAAGTTTCATCCAAGCTTTCCGGATCCGGCAGGTCGTCGTTAACGCCTTCAATCCACTCATGCCACTCGGCCCAGTTCGCTTTACCAATATTCGTATCGATAATAAATTGCTTCTTGCCGTTACGTTCAACGCCAGGCATACGTGACAGCCTAGACGGGTTTCGGTTCTGGTTATCGATGGCCAGTCCATTCTTCTTGCAGACGTTATATAAATAGTCAACGCGCTTACGGTACTCATCGTAATTAGAGGCTTCTACTCGAACGATGGCATGCAGGCTTTTACCTCCGCTGTAAACCATAGCAGCTATCGGCAGCTCTAGCTCCCGCATGATGGCATTTTGCTTCTCAATGTCCATAGTGTCAGACTCGACGAGCGCATATCGAAACTCAGTGACGTTATCGTTTTTGACACCTTTACCATCGAGAGGATTGAAGCGGATCCAAGCCCCTGCCTCTGGCTTGTAATCACCAAAGACTTTGCCTATATCGCCTTCGCACAAGTGAAGTAATTCAATCAGCTCGCCAGCAGTACGATCCGATGCCCCTTTAGTGGGTAAATACTTGCCTTCATCGTTCTGCCACGTATCCGTAACATAGCCCACGTTTTCAGCAGGTTCGAACAACGTTTGAAGGTATTTGGTTAGCTGCTGTACTGGGTTCCAATCCTTGGGTTCGTGGATCTCCTTGCCTTCTATCCAATTCCGATCGACGACAACATAATCGCCGCCCGATATTTCATCATCCCAGCCGAGCTCACGATCTTCCCGTCCCATTGAACGCGGCATCCAACCGTTATCCTTGGCCATCTGAGTAATCGTAGCGCCTGTAACTGGTGAGCCAGACCCCTCGAAACTTGTCCACTTCTTGAAGCATTCTCCTGGGCGATATCTTCCGCCGTCTCTTCTGCTCCATTCATCCCAGTCACTGGCTGTATAGCCTTCGTATTTGAGGGCCATGCCTACGTTGACCCATTCCTGATAGTTTAGATAGGAAGGATCAACGTAGCCTAATAAAGCAATGAGATCCAGTTTATGTTCCATACGTGCTACCCTACCTCTCAAAATATTTGCGTGGTTTTGCGTGATTTTCTTGTTGATATTAACCACGAAATATGCGTAATCGATTTCTATTACCACATTCAATAACACTAGGTCAAGGTAAGATTTATCAAAAAATCTGAGCTTTCTATAACCTAAATAACAACTTATGATTACTTCAAGAGTTGCTGGCCGGCACTCCAACTATAGATAGGAGGTTGAAAATCAATGAGAAAAAAAAGCAAATGGTCATTATGTGTTCATGTTTTTGCAATGGTAAAAATAAATCTTCTAATAGAAATTAACTAAGCACTTACTGCAGGGGCAATTTTTTCATAAGTTCCGCCCCTGCTTACAAGTACTTTACTCATGTATTTTTGTATTCATATACATCCCTTGCTAATACCCCTTAATGACAATTGGAATTGGTCATTTACCTCCTCTGTAAATACCCAGTCACTTAATAACACCAGTACATAACTTAAAGAGTACTCAAAACGTAGGAGGTGCATGATTGATGTCTGGATTTGTTGGTGGTGCTAATCACAATATTGGTTTTATTCTGGTACTGTTTATTTTGTTGGTTATTATAGCGTGTAGTTGTGGTATTGGAAGCTTCGGCGGCTGCGGTAATGTCGGCGGTATCGGAGGCTATGGTAAAGGTTACTAATAAACGTAGCAACTCATTCCTCCGTGCATCAGGTACCGTTTATCAAGTACTTGAATAAAATAAGTCTGGGATAACTCGGCAGCCACCCCCTCCTCGTTAACCACCCCTTCAGGTATTGGAGGGGTATTTCCTTTTTACTAGGTCACTTAATTATTCAATATGTTGTATCAGGCTTCTGGTCGGTACCCGTTAGGAGTAATGCCGTCCGGTACCTTCCATCCGTTGGCTGCAACCCGATCTATCAGCTTCTTAGCCGTATCGAATGACCAGGTACCAACATGTTCAAAGCCGCGTTGCTCCAAGAAACGGATCTGCTTCGGCGTTGTTAGACCTTCTTCGCGTCGTTTATCTAGGCGCTCGAGCAGCTTAGTCGCCTTGCCTGCATTGTCTACTTGGTCAGGAAGGATTCCAAGCTTCTCAAGCGTCTTCACTTGGGCATCACTCGGCGGCCCCATCTCCCAGCCGAAGGAAGGAACATAACTGGCCAAGTCTTCAGCCTGAATGCTCATTTCAAATTGCAGTGGATCAACTAATGCCCTTTTGCGGCGCTTCATCTCTGCTAACTGTTTGGCCAAAGCTTCTTCACGCTGGGCAATGACGTCCTCGGCAGCTGTCTTTTCAACTGCTTCCAGATCCATCGGTATGCCTGCCTCTTCGATCTGCTTAGTCATAGCCTGAGCAACTTCCTCATTCTCTGCGATAAGGTGTGCCGGGTGACACAACTCATGCTTCTCTGTATGCCAAAGGAAGTCGAGCAACAATAGATCCTCCTTGCCCGGAAACAGCCGGGTACCTCGCCCGACCATCTGACTATACAAGCTACGTACCTTAGTCGGTCGTAAGACAACAACACAATCTACGCTTGGACAATCCCAACCCTCGGTTAGCAACATAGAGTTGCACAAGACGTTATATTTACCACTATCAAAGTCCTCTAATATCTGCGAACGGTCCTGTGAATCTCCGTTTACCTCAGCAGCCTTAAATCCAATTGCACTTAATATAGAAGCAAACTTCTGGCTAGTCTTAACGAGTGGTAGGAAAACAACAATCTTCCGATCATTCGCCACTTTCCACATCTCTGCAGCTATTGAATCCAAATACGGGTCCAGCGCTGTTCCCAGCTCGCTACTTTTAAAGTCTCCAGCTTGTTGGCCAACTGCGCTTAGATTGATCTGCAGCGGAATCGTCATGGCCTTGATTGGACTGAGATACCCTGACTTAATTGCCTTGGGTAGCGTGTACTCATAGGCTAATGACTCGAAGTAGGATCCAAGGTTACGCATGTCGCCACGATCCGGCGTAGCTGTAACGCCTAGAACGTTGGCTCCCTCGAAATACTGCAGCACGCGCTGATAGCTGTCAGATATACAATGATGAGCTTCATCGATGATAATCGTGTCGAAGTGATCTGCAGCAAATTGCCGCAACCGCTTATCCCTCATTAATGTTTGGATGCTACCGACGACAACACGGTACCAACTACCGATCGACGTCTGCTCCGCTTTCTCTGTTGCGCATATCAATCCGGTGGACTTCTCCAACTTGTCAGCGGCCTGGTCCAGCAGCTCACCTCGGTGTGCAAGGACGAGCACGCGCTCGCCCAATACAACCCGGTCCTCAATTACCTTTGAAAACACGATCGTCTTGCCGCAGCCTGTCGGGAGAACCAGCAACGTTCGCCGGACTCCCTTTTCCCACTCCGTCTGAATAGACGCGCGGGCTTCCTCTTGATAGTCTCGTAGTTTCATAGCCATGATGATAGCCTCCTAAAACTGCCCTGGGACATAACCGCCTGGTTGTTGACCAGCAGGAGGGAATGGCATTTGGGACTGCGGCTGCTGATATTGTTGTTGTGGCTGTTGTGGCGTTTGGTACCCTTGTTGTGAAGGCTGTTGCTGATACCCTTGCGGCTGCTGGTAGCCTTGTGCCGGTGCCTGCTGCCCTGCCGGGAAAGCATCCTCATAGGCAAAAAACGATTTGACCTGATTTGCTGATCTGTCTTCGCCTTGGCTCTTATAGTTCCTGACTTCCATCTTCGCTTTGCCTTTCGCACCAATAACTGCATTCCAGTTCATACGCAACGGTTCGCCCTTACGTTTTTGACCAATGGAAGAGAAGAAATTGGATAGTAGGCCCTCAGTCTTAGTGTGCAAATACAAGTTGTGAAATACAGTTACGTCTCCATGCTCAAGAGAATGAACAGTCAACTCCAACTTTGCTTGGTTGCAAGCTGGCATTTTTTCGCTTCCGTTAAAGCGACTGCGTTCAAACTTAGCAACCGTGAAAAAGTAATCTCCCGCAGGAAGCAGCACGAAGCCGCCTCCACCGTCCTTTTCAATTGTGTCGTCCCATCCCAGTTCACGTTCGTTAATTTGCGTCATGTATAAGTCCTCCTAGAATTTTTTGTTAGAACGGAAGTTGCGTTCTCGCTTCTTGAATCTTTTCAAATACTTTCGGCCAAGCTCCAACCAACACACCATTGATAAAATTAGGATCATAATTGGCGATTGGCGTATTCATTGGGTAATAACCTTGTGCACTAACGACAATCTGAATCTCTGACTCTGTCACATGGTGCTGTGTCATCAGATCCAGAAGTGATTTCGGAATATTAGGATCAAGCGGCGACACGACCACCGATGGAGCTGGTGATTGGTTTATCGGTGCTGCAGGTGGAGCTGTTGCGGCAGGTGCTTGTGTCTGCGGCGACGTATCCCCTCCGTTCATTTGTCCCTGTACTTGGTGGATTAGCTGTGACGGTGGATTAACACCAGTTGGGACCGTTGCTCCCTGCTCGAAGATATGAGCAATAAATGTATATTCGAGTGGGAAGTCATCTGGCAACCCGTGCCGATTCTTTGCGTCCCACGCCGGGTGATGCGTGGCGTAAACCGTGCGTGTTCCACCCTGTGCCTTATGCTTCTTACCATCCTTATCTGCTGCCACCGAAAATGTCTTGTAATTGATGAAGAGGACCATATCGGCCCATTCCTTGACGAGAGCTGCCGTCCGTGAGCCGGTCTTCTGACCAAGCTTTAACTGATAACGGTCGTATGCCCCCATCTCGTCCGGCTGTTCGAATTTCACAATCTGCGAATGGGCTGATAGCACGACATGAATACCAGCTTCGATAACATCGCTAAGCAGATTCAGGAAGCGTCCAAACTCCTCGGCCACGAAGATATAACCTTTACCATAGCCAAAATCTTCGACGCCTTTCTTCTGGTGAGAGGAGCATACGCCTTCCACACAAAGCATTTCCGCCCAGTCAATCGTGTCAATTATTAGTGTTCCGAACCTGTTGCCCTGCTGCTTAACCCATGCGACTTGCTGGTTAAGCATCTCCCAACTTGAAGGCTTCGCCGTCCGATCAACGTCCAATTCGGTAGTGGATCCCTCTGTATCAATAAATACTGGACGTGGGAACCGAGCTGCCAGCGATGACTTACCAATTCCCTCCGGACCATAGATAACGACCTTCTTTGCCTTCTGAACCTTACCGCTGATGACTTGCATTAAAATTCACCTGCCTTCCAATTTGCAGTCGATGATGATTCCCATGTTGGACCCGGATCAATCTCTCCTGGAGGCTGCTGGAGCGTTACACCTTCTTGCCCAGCTACATATCCGTCTTCTATAATTAGGCTGCATTCCTCCCCAGTGCTAACTCTTGTGGCAATTGCCTGAAGGCCCTCTTGTTCCAGCCAAGCACCAAACTCATTTAGTGTATCCATGTCCATTTGCTCGAGCTTGTCCAGCAGGATAAAGCCGCAATCTGGCTTAAGCTTACGTACGATAGCAGTAGAAACCTTAAGCTGGTCAGATCCGCTCATATTTCCCCAGCGCTGCCCTTTATAGATCAGCTCTCCATCCTCAACAGACAGGCCTTCAAGCGGCAAATTAGCGTTTTCCAATAGCTCTGTTTTCTGTGCGCGGATCCCGTTAATCTCAGTTGTCAGCGTGTCGTACTGCTGACGGTAATCACTTGCATCTGTTTCAGCTTTGTCCTTATCCAGATTCGCACGTACCTTGCGGTTAATCTCGTCGAGATGCTGGATGTTAGCCTCAAGCTCTGCTGTCGATTCATCATGAAGCTGTAGGGAATCCTTCTGGGCGTCTTCAAGATCCACCCCAGTCTGAGCATACTTAGCCTCGGCGTCCGTTAGCATAGCTTTCAGCCGCTCTACCTCTTGGCCTTGATTCGCATACAACGTTTGGTACTGACTCAGTCGCTGCCGCTTACGCTGGTTCTCGCCGTTGCGGGCAAGGATGCCCTGTTGCTGCTGAATCAACTCCGATGCGGAAATAGGCTCCTTAGGCGCATCAGGGAAATACGGCTGTTCCTTCGCAAACTTTGCCTTCTGGTCAGCAATTTGACCAATGGCATGCCGGCGGTTGAAAGATTCCTTCTCTTGGACCTCTAGCGCATGCAGCTTATCACCGACACCGATGATCCGCAGCAGGATGTTGGCCTTTTCTTTGTTCGTGGCGTTCATGAATTTTGGTAGATCGATAGCCAACTCTTCGACGAAACTATCTAGGAGTTGCTGACCGCCCTTCTGGCCGTTCGGGTCAGTGACCTTCAGGTCGCTGTTCTTACCCTTCCGCTCGACGATCAGGCCATTACTGAGCACGATATGGAGATAAGGAGGCACAACCGATCCTTCCCGTTCCGCCTGTGATGGACGGTAGCGATTACCACCAAGCCCCCAAGCAAGCGCATCGAGAATACTGGTTTTCCCTTGATTGTTTCGGCCACCCACAATGGTTAGTCCGGACTGTATCGGCTCGATTTTAACGGCCTTTACGCGTTTGATATTTTCTGCTTCGAGTTTGGTTATTTTGATCATGTGTTCCTCTTCCTTTGCTTTTGGATTGGCGTTCCTGTGTATAGGTTGCAATGCAGATCGGGCAGGCCTTAATGTCAGGTGCTCCCGGAAAAGGTCGAAGAAATTGGCTCTCCATCTTCTGCCCGCAGACATGGCATTCAGGCGGCAATAGGGTTATGACGACTTGAGACAAGCGAACCGCCTCCTACAGATATTTTTTAAGCAAGGCCTTCAGCAACTCGTTCTCTTGCTGCAGCTCATTCCGCTGTTCCCAAAAAGCATCATATTCCGCCGACAGCCCCTCGTATTTCTCCTGCCAGTTGTCCGCTGGCGGCTGCTGAGATAAGCTCGGAGGTTGTGCAGGTCCATCTTCAACAAAGGCTCCTTGCTTACGTGTCAATCCGACTATCCCCCACTTTTTCTTACTTTCATATATGAAGCTTGTAGAAATGCCGTAGTCTTTGGAAATCTTGTTATCTGAAATGCCTTTCTCTTTTAGCGCTACATATGAAGCCTTGGTCAACTGCTTCAAGGTGCTGCCTCCTTTATAATCGAAGAAATGTATAGCTTTACGACGCAGCTCTGCAGACAAGCAGCGCATTCGAGTAGTGGAAATATTCAACGTTTTTGCCGCCGTTTCCGCATCGCTTCCCCTTATGAGCAACTCGAGCCATTTTAGTTCCAACGGATCCAACTGGCTCTCAAATAGCGAGACGTCGGCTGCCGTTTCGTCCACTCCTGCTGGCAGGATATCTGCTAATGTAGAAGAATCCTCGCCAACGGGAGCTTCCAATGATGCTGGCTTAGACTCTCGAAGATACTTCAGGGCCCGCTGTGCTTCTACCTCATTACAGGGTATTTCCTCTGTAATCGCGGCTGCTGGCTTATCCAATAAATTGCCTCTCAAAATCTTCCCTGCCAGCTCGTATATGTTTCGTGACACCTTCAATGGCTGATTCTTTTTTAGAAAATCGCGCACCTCGCCCAAAATATACGGAATCGCGAATGAAGCAAAGCGGACAGGATGGCCAGACTTATTCAACCGACTTGGATCAAAACGATGATGTGCCTTAATCATGCCAATCATAGCTTCACTCTCCAGGTCATCGCTTGTAATTCCGTGCTGTCCAATCGCCCAACGGTACCGCCTAACAACGAATCCAATTAGGTTATGATGCTGGTCAATCACGTTTTCGAGCTGAGTAGCTGCTGTATTCAATACATCTACCCTCTTCCGTTCAAGACCATTGCATGATACAATAGCCCTACTATTTTGATTTATCCGGCTATTACGGCTCCTAACCCGTGATAGCCTTTTTCATGCGCTTCTGATTCTCCCAAGCTGCAAATCGCAGACATACCATACGTTCATCATGCGTCAGCTCACGCCATACGCGGCCTGTTACACTCATTCCCTCTCACCTCCTTCGCTAGAATAAAGAAGGCTATCCACCTTATGCCTCCTCGTCATCTGTCAGGATGCCATAGATCTGTTTCAGATCTGCCAGCTTAATAGCGATTGGCAGATAATGCTCGCTACGTGCATCCAGAAGCGCCTTCTTGGCTTTCTCCAATGATGCGATAGCCTCTGACACTTCCAATGCGGCAAAACTTACAGACTCAGCTTTGTTCACTGTTGTACACCGCCTTCCAGTACCTTACATGTGCTTCAGTATTAACAGCGATCATCAGCGAAGAATTGTCTACAGGGTCGATGGGCAACTGTCCAAATCTATCAGCAACAAGTTGGATCTCATGCAGCCTGACTTGGACAGCTTCCTCAAATGCAGCGTGGAGCTTGTCCAGTTCAGTTGGTTCGATTGGCGTTGAAGACTCGATACAATCTGAATTGTGAATCAGTTGCAAAACAGAAACATTTAAGTAACGGGCGACTTGAAGCACTTTTTCAATCGATGGAGAATGCTTTTCCCACTTGTAAATCGTGTTATGGCCAAACCATAGATCCTTTTCAATTTTCGAAATAGATGTCCCATTGCTCTTGCAAAGCTGCTTAATGGTATCAACAAGACGAATATGATTCGTCGATTCGTTTAGCGTAGTCATGGCGTTTGCTCCCTGTAGTTAACCTGCTCTTGCTGCTTCATCCACTTATCTAAGCTACCAGAGCTAAATAGGTATCGCGGATTCTTGCTGCCGTCAGCTCCAACTAATCGATGTGGAATTTTCTTTGTGCGGCAAAGCTTGCGAAGCGTGTATTCACTCATGGATAGATAATCACAAGTTTCCTGAAACGATAGTGTTACATCTGATTGAACGCTCAGGCTTTCCCTAATGCGTCGTTCAGCAACAGCAACTTCCTCTGCAATTATGGCGCGAATTGTAGCTTCTATTGAAAGGTTCATATCGTCACCTTCCTAGTGTGCCTCTGATAGATTGTTTCGCTAACCTTGATCGGTAACGAAAAACGTTCAGCCACTCCCATAAGCTCAACCGTTTCATCTAGAATCGGCCCTCTATCAATCAACATATCTGGAGTCATTTCGCCTTTTTTGATCATTTTGCTATGGCCATGTGCTAGACTGACTGCCTTGTTGGCAATCGTATTTGCTTTAATAAAATCCAATTGAACCGGATTTCCCAGTGATTTAGACAACCGAGCCATAGCTTCACGTTGATGTTCCTTATCGAGCAGCCGAAAAACTTGGAACCCTTCGAGACCAGTTGAATGCCGAAGTTGTCTGATAATATCAAACATAAAGTCTTCAAATTCTTCTGCTTCTGGTCTTTGTGATCGAGTTATCGCTTTGTAAATCCCCTGTTCGTATAAAGCAGTGAAATTTTGATTCATACCCGTCAATCTGACGGTTGTAAGAAATTTACTTTTAAGATGCCGCGTCATAGCATTTGTATCGCTGTATTGCAATGCAGAAGCAATGTCTTTGGCAATAGCAACCCATTCGCCTGTCGCATCCAAAGCGAAGCGAATCTCGTGCCCAAACCAATTTTCTAAGCGAAGGTTCATGCCATTACCTCGCTCTCCAAGCCAAGCATCTTAGCAATGATTGGCTTTTGGTTCTTACCAGGACGCGTGCCTTTGAAAATTTCAGACACATATGTTACAGAAACGCCAACTTCTTTCGCAACGTCTTTCATCTTGATATTTTTTTGAAGCATAATCTTACGTGCTTCAGCTCCAAATTCAGTGTAATTCGCCATTCGCATTCACCTTCTTCCAATTTTTTGTTTAAATAACAGCTTAATCGTTGACATCAGACAGAAAATATTCTAATATCAGAAAGAAGCGACAACAAAATAAACGTCGTTTGGGAACGATTTTTAAAAGAAGGTCATTCGACCTCTGTTTTTTTGTTGCTTTTTGCTATTAATTAAGCTGTTGAGATCATATTACCCGAATATTTTAGGGTAGTCAACAGTTTTCCCGAAAATATTAGGTTCAAATTTTGCAGTAAAGGGAGAATTGGAATGAGTATCGTAGAAAATATTAGGGTTTTATGTAAGGATGCTAAAACTTCAATACCAAAGCTTGAAAAAGAATTAGGTTTTGGTAATGGTGCAATCTATAACTGGGATAAGAATTCACCATCTATTGATAAAATTCAAAAAGTTGCTGACCATTTCAAAGTATCAGTTGATATTGTGCTATATGGCTTTGATCTTACTAGGTTCGAGGAGCTATTTAGGATTATCATGAATAGAAGAACATGTGAGCAGTTTGCAGAGGATACAGGTATTGATCTAGGAATCATAGAAGATTACGCTTATGGAATTTCTACAGTGCAACCTTCATTGGACTTGTTAAAGAAAATTGCCAATGAAAATCCATATAAATTCATAGTTGACGATAAGAGTCTATTTGAAGCTGCAGGATACTCAACGAAAGATTTAGACGTATCAATTCAAGAACAACCGATACAGATAAACATCCTAGAAGTATCAACCATGCCCCATTTAACTGACGAACCAGAAATTAGAGCTATTCAAAGAGCAGCAAAAAATATGACTCCAACAGACAAGAAGAAGATGTTAAATATGGTCAAAGCGGCGTTTGAAGAAGCGTTTGAAGGGGAAGATAACAATAAAAGCTGACTTTGCTACTGCTGAAAAAACGGCGAGAGCGTTATTAGAGACTCTCAAAATCGATTCTCTGCCTATAGAATTGGAACGGCTTTATGACTCATTTCCTAATCTACAGATCAAAAGCTATACATGGTTTTCTGAGATCCATAATATTACTATTGCTGATGTTGTTGAAATTACAGATAGTGAGAGCGGATGTTGTTGGTACATGCCAGAACAAGGACGCTACTTGATTCTGTACAATAATACGATATCGAATTTGGGGCATATTCGATGGACGATCGCTCACGAGTTAGGCCACTACTTATTAAAGCACAATGAAAGATCAGATAGGACTCAATTGACAAGGAATCGTTTATCTGAAAAAGAATATAACGTTTTTGAAAAAGAAGCGAACTGTTTCGCACGATCTTTATTAGCCCCTTCGAGTGTACTAGTTGCAATAGGCAAACTTGATGTTGTAACTATATCGGATATATGTTTAATTTCTAATGAGGCTGCTGTAAACGTATTGAGCTTTATTAGAAGAGGACTTGAAATGGGTAAAATATTCAAGGACAACTTAATTAAACTGTTTAACAAAGCAATTCACCACCACCTATATGCACACAGTTGTTTAGATTGTCAGGCAGTTTTTTCTGATGAGCAATGTAATTTCTGCCCTATTTGTGGATCCGAAGAAATTATAAAAGGAAAGAGGTACGATAACATGATATATTCAGGCCATACAACAGACTTAAATGGACGTGTTACAGTATGTGGACGTTGTCAGAATGAAGAGGTGGGAGATCAAGGGTCATATTGTAAAATTTGCGCTGCACCAGTTAATAATAAATGCTCTAATGTTGATTATGATAATAACGGATATATAGAATGGCAATGTGACACTGTTGCAGCAGGCAATGCTCGTTATTGTGTTACCTGTGGATCAGAAACCCTATTTTTCAAAAATGGGCTTTTAAAACCGTGGGAAGATGAATATCCTCGATCACAAAGCAATTTAAAAGCAGTACTTTAACATAAAAAAAATCATAACAATTCATTCTTTCGCTTCTCGGCTGAAAGGCTGTTTACATATACCAAAAAAACGAACATACGTTCTTTAGGAGGAAGAAAATTGGCAAAAGGAAGCATTGAGAAGCGCGGTGCGAGCAAGTGGCGTCTTACCGTAGACCTTGGGCTAAATGCGGATGGCACGCGTAATCGGCCAAGGAAAACTATCGAAATCGAAGACGAAGCCTTGTTGAAAACGACAAAACGCTTGAAGGATCATTTGGATGATGAATTAGCAGCCTTCAAACTGGAAGTACTTAGCGGGAATTACATCGCCCCTGCCAAACTGACATTCATAGATTTCTATGAGAAAGAGTGGATACCGAAATATGCGGAAATAGAACTAAAAAAGGGTACCACTCTACAATCACACTGCTCGAAGATCAATAACCATGTGCTTCCACAAATTGGACACAAGCGCATCGACGAGATCACAACAATGCAATTGGTAAAACTGTTTGCCGATATGCGAAAGCCAGGCGCTCGCGTCGATAAGCGCGGCGGCAAAGACAAACTGTCATCTCGGACGATCCAGTACACGTATGACGTGACTATGAGCATATTTAAGAGGGCCGCGGAGTGGAACGTGCTTAAAATCAATCCACTTGATGGCGTCAAACGCCCACAGATTAGTAAAGAAGACAAAAAAGCTAGGAAGGATCGAAAGAACTATTACGAGGAGGATGAAGCGACAGCAGTCATTAATGCACTTCTCGAAACTGACTCTGTTTGGCGTATGTATTTTCTTGGTGCAATCGTAGGTGGTTTTAGACGTGGCGAATTGATCGCGCTTGAAATTGATGACTGTGATTTTATAAATTCCAGGCTGCGAATTGATGAAAGTATTTCTAGTACCAAAAATAGTAAAGCTGATATAACCGACACTAAGAACGAAGCTTCTAACGATTACGTTGACATGCCTCTATGGTATATGGACGAGTTGGCTACTCACGTCAAAGCGAACCGAAAACTTAAAATGAAACTGATGGATAAGTGGCAAGGTGGCGCTCGCAATTTCGTTTTCCATTCCGGGTTAGGAAAACCTTACTATCACACAACACCCACACAACGCTGGAAAGACTGGTGCGATAATAATAAGTTCAGGTATGTAACCCTGCATGGGCTCCGACATACGAATGCAACTTACTTGCTGGAGCAAGGCGCATCAATAAAAGAAATACAACATCGCCTTAGACATGCTACTTCGCAAGTCACCAGCGACACGTATGCTCACGTTACAAAAAAGCTCAGTCGTAAGACTGCTTCGCACCTTGATAAGTTCGATCCGAAAGTTCGTCCCCAATCCGTCCCCAACGGTCAAAATGACGCTCATTCTTCTTGA